GGGTCGTCGCGCTTAATTTCCATGTTGGGGTCTCCGAAGCGGACAATGATTACGCGGCCCGACTCATTTTGAACATACACCGCGAATTTGCGTGGTCCTTTGGGAGTACGGAACGGCTTATTCAACGTCACCTTTCGTCCTTGGTATTCCGCAGACTCAACGTATTCTTCGTCGTGATGTGCCGCATCCTTTCGCTCAAACATTGAATTGCACACCGCCGCACGTTGCGCCGGGTTCGGGTAATCTTCCCGTGATTTTTCGTCCCCCATGCACCGGTCCATGTAATCGTCCTTGGATTCACCGGGGCGGGGGTCAGGCATCATTCTTCACCGTCCTGTGTCGTTACACCTTCGTTGTGGTGGTGGCCGACGTGCCCTTCGTAAATGCCGAGTTCAACACGCTGCCGCTCATGCTCAAGCATATGGTCGTGTGCGAGTTTTTGGGCTTCAAGGGCGCGTTGGTGCGCTCCGCTAACGCCGACGTGTTCGCGGTTGCTCGCCACAATATCAGGGTGAAGGTTGATTTCCGTTTGCTGCTCGTTCTTCCACAATTCAAGCATGGAGGTAATGATGATGAGCGCGGGACCGCCAATAATGGCGAGCAACGTTGTGTAGCCGTCAATATTTTGGATAACGCTATCGTCTTGCGTACCCATCCAAATGATGTAGCAACCAAAAATAAGCCACCCAAGAACAATGGGAACTCCGATGATAAGCATCATTCGGTCATTAAACGACTTCAACGTGTTCACCACCCCTTTGATTGCTGAAGTAATGGGCTAACGTTTCAACCTTCGGCCATGTCCGATGCACCGGGTTGGCTATCAGAAGGTGGGTTAGGGCCGTTAGGTTGATTTCGTGGTTCGCGTCGTTCTCGCCCTTCCCGAATAACGGGCATTTTGAGGATTTCCAATGCGTCGTTGAGCGTCAGGATTCCGGCTTGGTAGCCCATCGTGGCTCGTCGCATGGAATCAAGCAGCGATTCTTCGGCCACAGGCTCAAACCCAAAGCGCGGAAGGTCTTGCATCTTGTGTTCAATGCCGAGCAAGTTCAGATGCGTGGAAAACAATTCGTGGACGCCCTGAAGAACCACATGTTGCAGACGGCGAATTGCGGTGTTTGCCCATGTGTTTGCGTTGTAGGTAGCCGCAAACGTCGAACCCTTTTCCTGACCTGCCGCAACACGGGGAACGTGCAGCACCGCAGCAATGTTGCTACCCACGGTGTCGAGGAAGCCGGTGTTATCAGGAATGGTGTTGTGTAGGTCAACGTGGTGCAGGGTAACGTAAGAAGGGAGGATGGGCATTTGGTCGCCGCGCAGACCTTCAAACAGACTGATAACCTCATCCATAATTTTGCCGAGGCGTTCTGCCTGCTCGTCGGGGTCGGTGATGTGTTCGATGGCCGACTTATCAATCGTAATGAACTGCTTTGTTAGCGCGTCTTCAAGCGCAATTCGGTTGTTCATCGAGTTGTATTTGGCGCGAATAGCCTGCTTGAGCGAGGTAAAGCGGGATGCGCCCCACACACCATAGGTTACGCGGGACTTGGAATCGGTAAACCAATTGCTACGGTAATCAATGCGAAAGTGCAGAATTTCTCCTTTGGGAAACACTTCTTGGGTGTATTGCCCTTCACGCAGAATGTAGTGGTCGTTCGTCGCAATGTAGTTGTATTCGTTTGCAGCAAACGCCGTTCCATCGGCTCCACGGTGGTCCACAATGGTAATTTGGCGCACGGGAAGGCTCGTAACCTCGGTAATACCGACACCCGCACGTCCAACCATTTTGTTCACGTCGTTTCCGTAAACCATCAGGTTTCGCATGGCGTTGATAAGAATATCGTCAAAGTCCACGCTCTCAACGAGCATCTGAATGGCGTCGCGAATGCGCTGATTTTTGGCCGCACGGTAGTCAATTGAGTAATTGTTTGCCGTCAAAGCCACCGAACGAACGGCCCCGTTGAGTTCGGGGTCGAATTTCACCATGTTGTCGAACAAGTCAAATTCGTTGGTGAAGTTTGCCGATGATTGAAATTTTTCCGTATCATCAACAATGTTGGGGATTCCGGCGGCAACGTTCAGTTTGACGTTGGTGCCGACTCGACGCGGGGTGACTTCTTCGGCCACAACATTGCGCCTGAACCTATCGAACAGACCCATAGGCGTTCGACATTACGGATGACTTATCAATCATCCTTTAATCGGCGGATTTTTCTCGCGGAAAACCACGCAACCCCGACCCAGAACAGTAATTCAAGCAAAAGAAGAAGACTTCCAATTGCTGATAACTCGTACAAATTCTCGGCCAATACGCCATCCTCCCCATAATGAAAGTCATGTGTTCGCATCGTTTGAACTTTGGCTCATCTTGATTTTTTCTTTGCTTTGACTTCGGCAAAAAGAATTAGGTTTGGCGACGTGCATCGGTTTTGGTTTTTTCTTTTTTTCCTTCTTATGCTTTTTAGGTTAAGGGAACCTAAATCTGAAACACAAAAGAACAATTGAAAGAATTCGTTCAACACATGGTTAGTCACACGGTTTTATTCTTTCTGAAGGTTACGAAACAGGTAAACAAATGTACGACGACCCAACGTTGATAAGGCGTACTGCGAGTCGTTAAGGTAATGGACAGGTCCGATACCATCCGTTTTTGTCTTGAAAATTTTGACCGCAACCTATCGGTATTGGCGAACGCCCGTCGCCTACACGACATTGACCCTGAGCGGTCGGTGCGCGGTTGGGAAAATTTTCTCAACCGTTATGTGCGTCAAGAATTGGACGACTATGTGCCGCTTCGTCAGGGTCAGACCAAGCACCGCAAAGAAGAAACAATCATTGACGTTGCAGACATTGAAGGCAAAGGGTACTATTACGATGAAGCGACTGACGACTACATCACGTTCCTATCGTGTGCCGAAGACATGATTCGCGTCAGCGGAGACCGGCACCGGGCCATGAAAGAGGCGTATTCCAACATGGTTGGAAAACCGGCAAGCATGAATCAAATTGCGCGGGAATTCGGCATTCCCCGCACTTGGTTTGACGAATACAGGCGTCGTCACAATTGGACGCACGACATGGACCCGTTTACCGACGAAGAGGTGGCGGTCAGCGAGCCTGAGCAATTGGTTGATGACCTGATTCTTCGCAGGCGACAAGCACTTCACAAGAAGTACGAGCAGCGTAAGTGGGACGAAATCGAAAAAGATGCTGAGTCCTACCGCATGTTTGCGAACAATGTTCTGAATGAATTCAAGTCATTGGCGATTGAGCAGGCCTATGAAGTGCCTCGTCTTACTCTTGGAACGCCTCAACACCCCTACGCACTCGTTATCAGTCCTACCGACTTTCATTGGGGCAAGCACGGATGGGTGGATGAAGTCGGAGAGTCCTACGATTTTGAAGAGGCCCGCGCTCGTTTGATGAGCAAAACCGAAGAATTGATTGAGCGCCTTCCTTACGCGCCCGAAAAAATCATCATTGCTACCGGAAGCGATTGGTTCCATGTTGATACCGACGCAGGCACGACAACAAAAGGCACACCGCAAGACATGTGCGGTAGCCCTGCGGAAATTTTGATGACCGGCTGCACTCTTGCTCGCGAACACATTGACCTGCTGCGTCAAGTGGCCGACGTTGAGGTTGTCTTCATGCCCGGTAATCACGACCGCATGAGCGCCATCGCCCTGATGATGTACCTTAGCGCGGTGTACGAAAACGCAAGCGATTGTGAGGTCATCGTCAGTCCCAAGACGCGCCAATACTTGCGCTACGGTAACACGCTTATGGGCTTCATTCACGGTGACGGAGCAAAAAACCTCGTGGAAATGATGAGCGTTGAGCAACGCAAATTGTGGGGCGAATGCGAACACCACATTTGGTTCCACGGCCACTTGCACCACCAAAAGGTGACTGAAAAGCAGGGCGCAATCATCTATCAGTTGCCGAGCCTTGCAGGCCACGACCGCTACCACTACCGCCAAGGCTACACGTCCTCAAAGGCCGGTCTGTCGGCTCACATCATTGACCGCGAAAAAGGCGTAATCGGTTCCATGTTTGCACCGGTTGGAGGGAACCATTGAAGTGATGAACGCCACGTTCTTTGAAAAGCGTTCGCGCTAAAAAACGTGGTGAATTACATGCTCTATAACGTCATCAAAACGCCCTCATGGTCCCTTGTTTACCCTATGTTTGTGATGCCTAATGTCGAATGATGTTCGCCGCGCTCTTGCGTTTGAACGGGCACGACACGATGTTTCGTATTTCTATCGGTGGCTTGGGTACGAATGGGGACACCATATCGGCGAATGGATGGACCTTTACACAGACAGGAAGGGTTCGCATGTTCATAGGGTTTGCATTATTGCGCCACGTTCTCACTCGAAATCAACGACGCTCGGCGTCAAACTGCTGCACATGTGCTTATTTGAAAAATTCAACGGAAACCCGCTGCAAGTGTGGTTGTTCTCAGCAAGCAGGGACACGGCGATTAGGAGGCTCGCGGAAATCCGAGCAGACTTAACCAAGCACAAGGAATTGTCCCGATACCTTGACCCCAAAAAAGGCGGCAAACTTGAACTGTATTTTACTAACGGCGCAGTTATCCGTTGTTCTTCTGTTGGGTCAGCCATTCGTGGTGAACACCCTGCCGTTATTGCCCTTGACGACATTTTGCTCGATGCAAAAAAGGAACTTAATAACGTTCAGTTGCAGAATTGGTTGCGTAAGGTCGTCATGCCTATGCTTGACCCCGGCTCGTCCCTGTTCTGCGTCGGCACACCCATGAGCCTGAACGACATTTACCATACCGAAATGCTCGACAACGCACAATGGAAAACCGGCACTTGGTCTGCTATTCCAAATTGGGATGAAGCAAAA